GTTTTAGCGATGGTATGCCTCTTGGTATTTCTGGTACTTTTAACTTTATGTTTGTATTTCAGGCAGAACATAATATCCTTATGCATCCTTTCCACATGCTCGGTGTTATTGGCGTATTCGGTGGTGCTCTTGCCGCTGCTATGCACGGAAGCTTGGTTACATCTTCTCTCATTAAAGAGACGACTGCATTGCAATCTCAAAACTATGGTTATAAGTTTGGACAGGAAGAAGAGACATATAACATCGTTGCGGCTCACGGCTACTTCGGACGTTTACTTTTCCAATATGCAAGTTTTAACAATTCTCGCTCTCTACACTTCTTTCTGGCTGTTCTCCCCGTGGTTGGCATATGGCTTACCTCTATGGGCATAGCTACTATGGCATTCAACTTAAATGGTTTTAACTTTAACCAGTCAGTTGTTGACGCTAACGGTAAAGTCATTCCCACATGGGCTGACGTAGTTAACAGACAAAACTTAGGTTTTGAAGTTATGCATGAGCGTAACGCACATAATTTCCCTCTTGACCTTGCATAGATTTACATTAATTTTAACCTTAATTACAAATCTATTTATTATTGCTGGTGTTACTAGACACTGGCATCCTCGTCCGTTCATCCCTAATAGGGACGCATGTAATCAGATCATGGAACGGGGATCTGATACTGAGGTTAATTATGTCTCCAGTAGAATTACAAGCTCGAATTAAAGAGCAAAAACAATTTCAAAGAGAAATGAAACTTAAGTATCGTGGCTGCACATACAAAAAAGTAAGCAGTTAAATTCAAGTGAAATTTAATCAATTATGGGCTGTAACCATTTCGGTTATAGCTCTTTTTTGTTTTATAGAAGGTTTACACGTTCTATATCACATAAGGGAAGAGACACCTCAGAGTCGGATCTCTTCTCAATTTGGCTTTTGACCCTTACGAGGATACTCATCAGCCGTCATGACGGTGGGATAGACCACACAATAAAAAGAGTCGCATAAGACTCGCAACTTTTCGTACGACAAGACAAGTAAATATACCTTTAATTTTAACTAAAAAATGGCTAATGCTAATCAAGTTTCTTTAGGTAGAAGTAATCTATCTACAGGAACAGGTTATGGTGGTGCAAACGATAAGTATGCACTTTATTTAAAGCTGTTCTCTGGTAATTAATTTTGCCCACATAAGAAGTGATTCCTATGAATGAATCGGATGAATTGCTGGAAGCCTAAGTCGCAAGATATGGTAATCAGCAGCCAAGCCTCTTACGCTTAAGAGGAAGGTTCAGAGACTACATGGAGTTCTAAGCGTAGAACGTAATACATGAAAAGCGTCCGACTACTTACTAAGTAGAAGATATAGTCCGTGCCTTATTGAAAGATAAGGAAGACATGGAAATGTTTAAAGGTTTCCAGCATGAAACAATTGCTAGAGATCTTGTAACTAAGAGAACACTTACGAACGGCAAATCATTGCAGTTCATCTATACGGGACGCATGAGCAGTTCCTTCCACCAACCAGGAACCCCCATTCTCGGGAATGCTGACAAGGCTCCTCCAGTTGCAGAAAAGACCATTGTAATGGATGATCTACTAATCAGTTCTGCATTTGTTTATGACCTAGACGAGACACTTGCTCACTATGAATTAAGAGGAGAAATATCTAGAAAGATCGGATATGCTCTTGCTGAAAAATATGACAGACTAATCTTCCGTGCAATTACACGAGGAGCTAGATCTGCATCCCCAGTATCTGCAACAAACTTTGAAGAGCCTGGTGGAACACAAATCAGAGTTGGATCTACAACTAACGATTCTGATGCTTATAACGCTACAAACCTAATAAACGCATTCTACGATGCAGCTGCTGCTCTTGACGAAAAAGGGGTGAGTTCTGACTCGAGATGTGCGGTATTAAACCCTCGCCAATATTATTCCCTCATACAGAACATCGGTTCTAACGGGCTAGTAAATAGAGACGTTCAGGGTGATGCACTACAAGGTGGAAAAGGCGTTATCGAAATCGCTGGAATCCACATCTACAAATCTATGAATATTCCATTCTTAGGTAAGTATGGTGTTGCTTACGGTGGTACAACAGGTGAGGTTTCTCCTGGAAATCTTGGTGACCACATTGGTCCTACACCTGAAGATGCTAACGCTACTGGTGGTGTTAACAACGACTACGGTACTAACACAGAGTTAGGATCAAAATCTTGCGGTCTGATTTTTCAGAAAGAGGCTGCTGGGGTGGTCGAGGCTATTGGACCCCAAGTGCAAGTTACCAATGGAGATGTCTCGGTGATCTACCAAGGTGATGTAATACTCGGACGCATGGCTATGGGGGCAGATTACCTCAACCCTGCTGCCGCTGTTGAATTGTACGTTGGTGCTTCTGCTCCTTCTGCATTCTAATTTTTATATTTTTACGGGGTCTTCGGACCCCCTTTTTTTTTATTTGTTAATATGACAACTCCCACAACAATAAATGACGAGACCGAACTCTCCGCTGTAAACACAATACTGGGAGTTCTTGGTCAAAACCCTGTGACAACTTTAGAATCAAGTACCGGTTTTACAGATCCACAGACTGCAATAATACACAATATTTTAAAAGAGTGTAATAGTGATGTTCAAAATGAGGGGTGGAGTTTTAACAGAGAAAATCATGTTAAGTTTACTCCAGATCCAACTACGAAACAAATAATTATTCCTACAAATGTATTACGAATAGATTCAGAAAATCCAGAAGATAAATCATTTAATCTTATTAGAAGACATGGAAAACTGTATGACAAAGTAAATCATACTTTTGAATTTGAAGATGATATTTCATGTAATGTGGTGTATTTCTTTGAATATGAAGATATACCTTCAATATTTAGAAGACTAATAACATATAGAGCAGCTGGTAGAGCAGCAGCTCAACTAGTTACAAATTCACAACTAGCACAATTTATCCAAATACAAGAACAGTTAGCTAGAGCATCATGTATGGAATATGAGTGTAACCAAGGCGATTACAACATGCTTGGTTTTCCTGATAATACACATTATTCCACATATAAACCATACAAAGGATTACAAAGATAATGACAGCTGTTACACAACAAATACCAAATTTAATTTTAGGAATTTCAGAGCAACCAGATGAATTAAAAATTCCTGGACAAGTAGTAGAGTGCGCTGATTTTTTACCAGATGTTACAGAGGGTTTAAAAAAAAGACCAGGAAGTAGATTAATAAAAAAAATAAATGTAAATGGAGGAGTCATAAAATGGTTTAATATTTACAACGATAAAGATAATCAATATATAGGATGCATTAACACATTAGGCCAACTACAAATATGGAGAACTAGAGATGGATTTTCTTACCACGATAATAATGGTCAAGGAAATAATTTAATTGATTATACACAAGTAACAGGAGTCAACTCATCTAACTATCTTACTGGTTGGACTAAGGAATCTGACATACAAGCACTCACACTAAACGAACAAACATTTCTTACTAATAGAACAAAAACTACTAGTATGAAACCAGTAAGAGATTCAAATAATGTTCTTACAGGGTTTGGTTCTCCAGAGTTAGTTAATGAAGCAATAGTTGAAATTAGAACTATTTCTTTTGGAAAACAATATGCATTAAATATTTATGATCCAAGTAATCCTGGTGCTCCACTAGTTGAAAAGCGAGCTACAGCTATTGCTCATACGTCAGTTTTTACTGACACAAATGGAGCAAATGATGGATCATGTCAAGCACAAGGTAGGCAAATAATACACAATGCTGACAATGTAAATCCTACTCCTCATCCTGGAAATAATTTAAGGTACGAAGTAGATGTTAGATGTGTACCTGTTGTTGATCCAAATAATTTAGGAGGTAGTTCCTCTGGTCCTGAATATAATGATTCTTATACACCATATGCCAAGTTGCAGTTTGGTGGAGAAGGTTGGGATACTGGGGCTGTACATGATTACACCACTAAAAAAGGCGGTTCTGGACGAATAGAAGTTACAGCTCATGTAGAGATGAGAAGTTCAGCTAACATTGCAGCAGTACGTCCACCAGCCACATCTTCTACTGCTGACGAAGCGGTTACAGCAGCTGGAATACTTGGTGGAATGAAAACTGCATTAGATGCAATTGCTAATACTGGTATAACTGCAACTATAACTGGAAACTGTTTACATTTAAAAAGGGCAACACCTTTTGCAGTCAGCTCACCAGAGCCACAATTAATGAATGTAATAACTAATGATGCAAATGATATTACAGAATTACCTAGTAACTGTAGACATAATTATGTAGTAAGAATAGTTAATAGTGGTGATAGTGATGATGATTTCTATGTGAAATTTAAACAAGCTAATGCTGGCACAAGCGGTGATTTTTTTGGTGAGGGTGTATGGGAAGAATGTCCAGCCCCAAGCATAGAAATAGAAATCGACAAAACTACTATGCCTGTAAGAATAGTTCGTGAGTTGCCAGGAAATGTATATCCAGAAGGAAGGTTTTTAGTACAAGAAGTTGATTTTACTAAACGTGATGTAGGTGATGATAATACAAACCCAGTTCCTAGTTTCATAGGAAGTAATATCGAAAAAATGTTGTTTTTTAGAAATAGGTTAGTTGTATTAAGCAAAGGAAATGCAATTTTGTCTAAAACTAACGATTTTTTTAATTTCTTTAGTAGTACAGCTATGTCTGAATCAACAGCTGATCCAATAGATATACAAGCTAGTGCAACTTTTCCTACAACTTTGTTTGATGGTATAGAGGTAAATGCAGGGTTATTACTATTTAGTCCTAATCAACAATTTATGTTAACTACAGATAGTGATGCTTTAACACCTTCAACAGCAAAAATAAATTATCTTTGCTCTTACAACTATGATCCTTCAACTTCACCTTTTTCTTTAGGACAAACCATTGCTTTTATAAATAGGTCAGGATCACAAACAAGAGTATTTGAAATGACAAATATTAGGCGTGAAGGTGAGCCTACAGTTTTAGAACAAAGTAAACTTATTGCTAGTCAATTAACAGATACTTTTTTTCTGCCAACAATATCAAAAGAAAATCAATTATATTTTTTAGGTGGAAATAGTAATCTTGTATTTGGTTTCAAATATTTTAGTGATGGAGAAAAAAGGGTACAATCAGCTTGGTTTAAATGGTTTATAAATGGTTTTTTAGAACACCATGCAATGTTTACGGATGTTTATTATCAGGTAGTTAAAAGTCGTGATACAGGGTTTTTTGATACTGATGATTATCCACATTTTCAAGTTGAATATACATTAGAAGAATTTGATATAAAAACTCGTGAAGATACACTTTTGTCAAATACTGGACCTACAGATGCAGATAAAGTTAGAGGTAATAACTTTCCTATTCATTTAGATAGACATAGTGTTATCACTACATTACCTATTACTGCTTACGATGAAGTAACTAACAAAACTACATTTACAAGACCTTTAGGTTATTTAGCTGGAACCGCAACAATTCCATTTGGATTAACAGCATATTGTCCATTTGTAGGAGCTGAAGGTGCAAGTGATAGATTTGATAATATTGGTAGAGAAGCAGATATTAATGTCCCTCTTTTACAAACACCAATAGTTCCAACCCCGCCAGGTGGTCAACCTGAGTTTGATCCAAGTATTTTAGAACTAGAAGGTAACTGGACAGGTTTTGACTTTGTAATTGGATATTCAGTAAGTTCTTTTCTTGAATTACCAAAATTTTACGTTACAAAAACTGTGGGTGACAAAACCAGAGCTGACATAAGATCTTCTCTTGTAATCCATAGATGTCGTGTATCCTTTGGAAATGTAGGTAGTGCTGTAGTATTTGCATTTACACAAGACGAAAAATCGGTAAGTTTTCATGAGTTTGACAGTATGTCATATAACCGCCAATTACTTAATAGACAAGGAATTGCCAATGAATTGATATTTACAGCTGCTATATATGAAAAGAATGATAATTTTAGTTTTGTAATATTTACCCGTGACGCAAGACCTTTAACAATATTTTCTGTTAATTGGGAAGGTGATTACAATCCTCGATTATATCAACGTGTCTAAATTAATTTATCCCGCAACCGCTGAATCAGCATTAGAAGTTGCAAAAAATTTAAGACCTGAAGACTATAGAGAACTAGTAGAGGGACATGGATTAATACCAAAAATCCATCTTCCTCTTTTTCTATATGAAGGGTCTAATTACGTATTCACTATGCCAAACGGCAAGACTGCTGGAATGGGTGGTGTATCATCAGATGGCAGAATATGGATGCTTTGTACGCCTGAAATCGATAAGTATCCCGTTACCTTTACACGACTAGCAAAAAAACATTTATCATCTTTTAATGATAGACCTTTGTTGTGGAATATATGCGATAAACGCAACAAAACCCACTTAAAACTTTTAAAGTTTTTGGGCTTTAAATTTCTTAGAGAAGTTTTACATGGTCCAAATTATTTACCATTTATTGAATTTTGTAAAATACCATGTGTTCAGCAAGTTTAACACCATTATTAGGGTCAAGACTAGGTTTTGGCCTCGGTGCCCTTAAAAATGTATTTGGCTTTTTTTCAGGTAGAAGAGATACTGCTAGAGACAATAGAGCCATTGCAATTCAAAATCAGTTATTAATAAATGCTTACAATACAAAGAATCGTAATGAAGAAAATATCTGGAACAACAACAAATCAAATATCGATATTGCAGTTGATAATAAATGGCGTGAAAGTCAAAATGCATTAGCTGAAGCTCAAATGAAAGCAAGGGAAGTTGCTGGCCAAGCTGCAATAGCACAACAACGAATTCTTGCCAAAATGTTAAGTACTGGTGGTAGAGAGCAGAC